TCCGCTGCTTTCTTCTGAATGTCTGCCTGAATGGACTGCGCCTGTACCTGCGCCAGCATTTCCTCTGGGCTAGGCTTGGCTCCCTTGGGGTCCTGATAGTTGGCCGCTACGGAGTTAAAGAACATCGAGGCGTCCGCGAATCCAGCCATCTCAACCATCTTCCGAAGCGTGTTCGAGTACTGAGCGACCGACACAACCGGGTTGTCCGCACCGATGGTCTGGAGAATCAACTCCTGCTTTGCGGCAATCGCTTCGAGCTTCTGTCCGCGTTCGGTCGTCGTACCGCCTCCAAGGGCAATATTGATGGAAACATCCATCTCTGCGTCCCATGAACGAGGGTCAATCTCTACCCACTGGTTACGAAGGCGCACCACGCGGGGACGATCCTGGTGCTTGATGATGAGTCGCAGCAGCCCGCTAAACAGCCGCTTCATCCCGGTTTCCGCGAAGATACGCGCAATCAACTCCAGAGACTCCTGCGCTGCGGTTACGGTGGCGTTTACAGCCGCCTGAGTCGAGGACTGGAGGGTTTCAGCGGCAAGTCCCTGCGAAGCCTTGGAGCGCCCCGTACGCTGCTCCTTCACGTCATCCATGTACTGAAGCACCGGGAACGCCGCTTGTCCCACGAACGGAGTCTCGTAGGGTTGCACCATGCCGGGAGCACGCATACGGATGATTCCGCCATTCTCATTGTTGAGAACGTCTTCCATGTTGACCTGCCCCTCAACCACCCCGGTACGGGGGTTGATCGACTGCGACAGGCTATTCAGCATCTCGCGCATCACAACCGACTTGATACGCTGCACATCCATCGTTACGTCGGAGATGGAGTTCCCGTAGAACTGGTGAGGACGGGGATCGGGACAGAACGCCGCGAACGGAACCTCGTCACAGGGGACGTTGTGGATGATGTCGGAGTCTGCGCCTAGCGCACAGATGCGGCGAAGCTCCGCTATGCCGTCTCCATCAAAGTCGATACGCGCATAACACTCGTCATAGCGCACCCGGCGCAGCGCATCATTCGCAGCGGAATCGTACTGCCCGTATTCCTTGGTGCGTGTAACGACTTCAATATCAACAGGTTGGTCACCCGCGGCTTCCTCGATCTCGTCCTTGTCGTAGCCCATTGCCACGAGTTCGCTGACGGTCGGATAACTGCGGTGGACAACGATAGATGCGTCATCGAAGGAAGTAGCGCGAGAGTCAATGAGCAATTCTTCAGGGGGGATCGCTTTGACTCTCGCACGCTTCGTCTCAGTCTTCCGCTTGATGGTTCCGGCGAAAGTCTGGAGAGCTTGATAATTCGGGTCCTGACCCATCGACGGGTCGTGCGGCATCTCTTCTACCTGGATATCGGCTACCTCGATACCCTCTTGGCCCATCAGGGCTTCGAGCGATAGCTGGTCGATACCGGAAAACGGAGTTGCCTCTACTTTGGTGTCTGTATCCCACCACCACTTAATGATTCCGGTCTTGAGGACCAGCGCATCCTTGAAGGCCGAATAGAACTCCTGGAAGCCAGGGTTGTCCTTCTGGATGATGTGGTTAATGTATTCGGTAGCCTGTTCCGCTACGGGAACATCTTCAGGCTTGTTCGGAGCGTACTCTACAACCTTCTCCGAGCCAAAGAAGATTCGCATCAGGCTAGGGAGGATCGCGGCTACGGAATCGCGTACATCTCGGGAGATGACCTTGCTGCGGCCCTCTACCTCGTCTCCGTAGGGATCTCCGTCGTAGCGCCGTTGGGATTCCTCGCGCTGCGGCTTGACCTCAGCCATGACGAATGACTCAGCATCCGTCACCATCGCGGCAACGATAGCTTGCAGTTCATCTTCCGACATGCCTTCCGGCTGTTGGTCGATGGATTCGTCTTCGTTAGCCGAGGTTTGGTATTCCATCTTAACTATGGTTAAGTACTAGCATGGAACTAAAGTTAACGCAAGGGGACCTCTCCCGATGAGCAATTCTGTCTTCTCCGAATGGCTTGAGCGATATCACGCAAACCCCGTCCTGTTTGTTCAGGAAGTGATTGGGGTCGATCCAGACGCATGGCAAGCAGAGTTCATGAACGCAGTCGCCACCGGGAAGCGCCGTATCTCGATTCGCTCCGGTCACGGTGTCGGCAAGTCTACGGCGGTGTCCTGGTTGATGCTCTGGTTCCTGCTCACAAGGAACCCATGCAAGGTCGTTGTGACCGCTCCGACCGCCCCACAGTTGTTCGACGCCCTGTTCGCTGAACTGAAGCGATGGATCAAGGCATTGCCGCAGCCGATCCTAGATTTGCTGGAGGTCAAGGCCGAGCGCATCGAGTACAAGGCTAGTCCAGAAAGTGCCTTTATTTCGGCTAGAACGAGCCGTGCGGAGTCGCCGGAAGCTCTGGCTGGTATCCACTCAGAGAACGTCCTGCTGATCGCTGACGAAGCCTCTGGCGTGCCAGAGCAGGTCTTCGAGGCTGCGTCTGGTTCTATGTCCGGCCACTCTGCCTGTACCATCCTGATCGGCAACCCGGTGCGTGGTAGCGGCTACTTCTTCGACACCCATCACAAGTTGGCATCGGAATGGTTCACGATGCGGGTTTCCTGCGATGACTCGCCGCGAGTGTCCAAGGAGTTCATCCGAGAGATCGCCATGCGCTATGGCGAGGAGTCGAACGTATACCGGGTCCGCGTACTGGGTGAGTTCCCGAAGTCCGACGACGACACAGTGATCCCTTACGAGTTGATCGAGGCGGCGACCACCCGTGACGTGGTGGCGAACCCTGAAGCGCCTATCGTATGGGGGCTGGACGTGGCCCGGTTCGGCACGGATAGCTCGTGTCTGGTGAAGCGCCAGCGCAACATCATCCTCGAACCTCCTAGAAAGTGGCGCAACCTCGACCTCATGAGCCTAGTGGGGGCAGTGGTAGCCGAATACAACAGCACAGACAAGAAACCTGTGGAGATTCTTGTAGATAGCATCGGCCTCGGTGCGGGGGTAGTGGATCGTCTGCGGGAACTGAAACTCCCGACGAGGGGAATTAACGTCAGCGAGTCCCCGGCACTGGGGGCTACCTACGCCAACCTGAGAGCGGAGCTTTGGTACAAGGCGAAAGCATGGCTGGAGAAGCGAGACTGCAAGATTCCCGGTGATGAGCGGCTAGTGGGGGAACTCTCCGCGATCCGGTACGGGTTCACTTCTGGCGGGAAAATCAAGATCGAAGCCAAGGAGGACATGCGCCGCAGGGGTCTACCCAGCCCTGACGTGGCAGACGCCTTCGTTCTCACTTTTGCTAGCGATGCTGGGGTGGCCCTGTACGGAACCAGCTACTTGAGCGACTGGGCAAAGCCGATCAAGCGGAATCTGGCGATTGCGTGACCGATATGGAAAGGCGCAGCCGTCCGCTGGGAATACGCTACCTCCGTAAAGCGTGCCGGGAATATCAAATCAAACTGCGGCTGATGGAATGGGACATACGGGTGGGGTGGGGGAGGGAGGTCGATGATCCTGACTACTGGGCGGGAGAAATGGACCGCGACTGTGAAGGAAACGCTTGGTGGTCAGTGGAGGAGAGAAGGGCGATTATTCTCCTCGCTAAGGGGTCTAGCACGCCGCTAGAGACGCTGAAACATGAACTCCTGCATCTCCGGCTGGAAGGACATCACGACGCCTCCAAGAAGCGTTACGACGAGCATTACGAGTGGGGACTGAACGCCATCGCCGACTGCATAAAGTGATGCATAAATGCATAAACGGTCCCTTTACAAAAAGAGTTAACTATGCTTAACTGTAACCGCAAGTGAACCACTGCCTGAGTCACTCGTGACGGGGGTGTAGTAACTAGTCGTGGTGAGGTTCCCTCGAAACGCAGGGAGTTGGGCCACGTTAATTCTGTTTCGTCCGCAAGACCTGGACGCCAGGGAGCGGGGAACGAAGCCCTGTAGCGAAAGCAGGGGAGCAACCACAAAGCGGTTGCCGGACGCCAACGGAAGCGTGGTCGAGACAAACTTCTAGCGAAGCGTCTTTTTAGGAACCTACGGAGGTTCTGCTTACTTCTTCCTCCTGCTACTCCAATACCTCAGTCGTACTCTCCATCCCAACACCGCAGATCATAGTCAGTTTGAAAAAAAATTAAAGAGGGTCACGCTCTCGGAGGACAGGCTAGACTAGCGGACAAAGAGTTGCGCTCTCGGGGGACAACCCAAACCAGCGGAGAACAAACCGGTAGGTGACAGGGAGCATATACAACTCGCCCCCCGGCCCTGGCAGGGTAGGGGGGGGGGGGAAACAGCCGGCGTCCAGCCGCGGCTAGCCGCGGCAGAGAACAGGGGGCAATCCTCCCACCCTCAGTCACCTTGCACCACTATATCTAGTGAACACGCATCATTGCACCTGCCCAAATACCCTGTTTTGTTGATAACAAAGGGGATGCAAGTTTACATATGATACGTTATCGGAAGATCAGCGTAAAGCACTTTTCGCTGTAGAGTAGAACGCGCATAAGACGGGCGTGTCGGTCTAGCGGTACAGAGCGGAGCGATCGAGCGGAAGT